ACACTGTCGTGAATACGCTGCTGACCGCGTTCCATACTGTCGTGATAATATTCTGGATCGTCTGCAATGTCGTCTGTATCTTCGTGCTGATCGTGTTCCAGACATTCGACACTGTCGTGCTGATTGCCGTCCACACTGTCGTGAATACGCTGCTGACCGCGTTCCATACTGTCGTGATAATATTCTGTACAAACGTGATTGCTGTCTGTATCTTTGTACTGATTGCATCCCAGATTGAAATAATTGTTTCTTTGCAGTTCTCCCAAATGAATCGGAACGGAACTGTCAGGATTTCAAAAGCTGCGCTGAAAAATTCTGCAATCGCCATGATCACAACTGTGATTACATTCTTGATCGTTTCAAAGACTGTTGATACAAAGTCCCTGATTGTCGTGAATATATTGCTGAAGGTGTTCCAGATGCCTGTCAGTACATCTGAAATTGTCGTACTGATCGCTGTCCACACTGTCGTGACTGTGTTCACTATTCCGTCAAGTATGCCAGAAAAGAACGATACAATGCCATTCCAGATGTTTTCAAAGGTTGTCTTGATACTGTTCCACACTTCGTCCCATGACGTTCCAAACAAGCCCAGAAATGCGTCAACAACGCCTTTGATTGTGTTCAGAATGTTGCCGATATATTCCTTCAGCCCATTCCACACGCTTTCAAATATGCTTTTCACTGCGTCCCAACATCCCTGCCAGTCGCCTGTGAATAATGACACGAAGAAGTCGAACACGCCTGTGATTACATTCAGCGTTGTTTCAATGAAGATTGCAATATTATTGAACACTCCTTCGATGATCGGTGCTAATACATTGCAGAAGCCTTCCCAGATTGCCTTGACCACTTCCCCGAAGTTTTCGAAATCGAAGCCCAGTGAATTGAGTTTGTCAGTTATGTGCTGCCCGAACTCTGTGAACACCGACTTGATCCTGTTCCAGATTTCCGTGATCTTGTTTCTGAAGTCTTCATTCGTCTTCCACAGTGTCACAACGACTGCTGTGATCCCTGCGATTGCTGCTATTGCAATTCCGACTGGCGATGTGATCGCTGTAAGTGCGCCTTTTAATACAGACATGCCGCCTGTTGCGCCGCCTGCTGTTGTTCCCATTTCAGCCAGCTTTCCGACAACTTTTCCGATTCCTTTTGACACTGTTCCTGATGCTTCAATCAGTTTTCCGACTGTTATCAGCAAAGGTCCGATTGCAGCCACAACGCCTGCAATCTTCAGGATCGTTTCTTGCTGCTGCGGAGTTAATGCTGCAAACTTGTCTGCAAGTTCTCCAATCTTTGCTGCTGCCTTTTCCATGAATGGAAGCAATGTATTTCCCACAGTTATTCCAATATCTTCCAGCTTTGACTTCAGCTGTGTCAGTCTTCCTATAAAATTGTCCTGCATTGTTGCCGCCATGTCGGATGCAGTGCCGTCACACTTCTGTAATGCTTCAGCGTAATCACTGAAAGACATTCCGCTTGCGATTGCTTCATCTGACAAGCCAGACATAATCGTCTGCAATGCAGAAAACTGGTTCGTTCCTGCGATTGTCTTTGCAAGGTTTGCTTGCTGTTCGTCTGTCAGGTTATTCCATACGCCGCGCACTCCTGTCAGTATGCTTGACAGGCTGTTCATGTTGCCCTGTGCATCGTACACTTCAACGCCATACTTCGCCAGTTCGGTTGCGCAACCTTTTGTATCGGTTGCAAGTCTTGTCATAATAGCGTTCAGGGCTGTTCCTGCTTCGCCGCCTTTTACACCAGCGTTCGCCATTGTCATCAAGACTGCTGTTGTTTCTTCCACCGAATATCCCATTGAAGCAGCTGTCGCAGCGCAGTTTTTATATGCTTCTCCAAGTGCTTCGGTTGTTGTGTTTGAATGGCTCATTGCATATGCCATTTCATCTGCGAATTTTCCTGCGTCCTTTGCCGATAGTCCGAATGCTGTCAGATAGTCTGTGACAATGTCTGACGCTGTTCCCAAGTCCATCGCGGATGCTGCTGCCAGATTCAGGATGCCGCCAATACCTTCCAGCATGTCATCCGTTTTCCAGCCTGCAAGTGCCATGTACTCAAACGCTTCGCCTGCTTCGGTTGCTGAATACTTTGTATCACGCCCCCACTGACGCGCTGATTCTGTCAGCCTGTCTGTGTCCTCTGCTGTTGCTCCGCTGATTGCCTGCACTTTTGACATTTGCTGTTCAAAGTTTGCTGCAACTGTTACTGATGCCGCTGCCACGCCGCCGATCGCGGTTGTGACCTTCATCATGTGCTGTCCTGCTGTCTGCACTGCCTGTCCGACTTTTCCAGCCTTTTCCGCGTATTCATCGAACTTCTGGCGTGCAAGTTCCGCATTGACATCACGAAGCTGCACTTCCATGTTCGCAAGGTCAGCTTCAGCCTGTGTGACTGCTGCGCCCTGTTTCTTCACTGCCGCTTCGTATTTCGTTGTTTGCGCTTCTGTTGTTGCCAGCTGTTTTTCCGCTTTGTCCAGCTCTGTTTTTAATTTCTTTGTTTCCTCTGAATTTTCGCCAGTCGCTTCCTTGCTTTCCTCATAGGCTCTTGACAGTTCTGCGACTTTTGTCTTCAGTTCTTCGCTTTTTTTCTTGTTGTTGTCCAGTCGTGTTGTCAGCGTTTCATAATGTGTTTTACAATCCGCGACTTTTGTCTTCTGGACATCCATTTTCTGTGTAAGTTCGCTGATCTTCGCCTTTAACGCGTCAGATTTCGTGCCGTACAGTTTGGCATTCGCAGCAGCAAGACTGTACTGTGACGACAGTTCTTTCATGCTTGCGACCGCCGCTTTCATAGCCGACTGATATTCTGACATTGAAGCACCGATCTTGATTGATGCCTGCGCCATATATGCACGTTCCTTTCATCACTTTTCGTTGATGGTCTTGATCTCGAACGCCACATGATCCAAAAGGCTCATAATATCCGACTTCATTACATTTGAAAGTGAATCGTTCAGCCCTTTTATACACAGCTTGACAACCCTGTCCACATTGTCGCGGCACACTTTCCAAATGTTTTCATCGTCCAGCTGCTTTTCCGCTTCGTTGTAGCCGTTTTCTTCGTCATAATCATCGAATGCTGACTTCTCCTGTTCGACTTCATCTGGTCTGTTTGGGTTTAGTTCAAGGAACTTCGGTGTGATGATGTCCTGCATCACAAAATGAATCATTTTTGCTGTTGCTAGCTGTTCTGCGACATCTGCCTTCAGCACTTCTCTTTCAGATATACCGAAGATCATTTTCATAATTGCTGCATTGAATTGAAATGCAGATGAAACATCATCGCCGTTGTTCTTTTCCATAAGTTCTGTATATGCTCTGTACTTTTCAACCGACACTGACGCGCATATATATTCTTTTTCATCGCACGTCAGCGTCAGTTCGGGTATTATTTGCCACTTGTAAAATTTTTTTGTAGCTTCTCAACCTTTCCGTTGACTTCATCGCCAAGCGATTCTTCGATCAGTGCAAATTCCATGATGATTGCTGCAACTCCCAGCCCTGTTTCCTTGTCCTTCAACTCGTCAACAGTGAACTGATTGCCGTAAACCATGCAAATGCAGTCCAGCATCTTTCGGAACTGTTCTGCGGTATAAAGTCCGCTTTTCTTTTCAGTTCCCATGATGTCGTCCCTGACTTCCAAATATTCCATATAGGTGTCAACGTCCATCTTTGGCATTTCATATTCTTTGCCGTTTATAATTAGTTTTCTTTTCATTGTGTTTGCCCTCCTATTGTTCTTTTACGCTGCTTCTGTTGGCTCTTGTACTTTTCCGAACCAGTTTTTGATCGCTGCTGCTGCGTCCGTGTGTTCTGCCAGAAGGTTGCTTTCGTCAACCTGTGTTTCAAAGTTTCCGTCACATGCGCGTTCATAGAAGCTTCCCTTTAGTGTTGCTGTCTGTGTTGTGACTTTATCTTCCTGTGTCTGGTAGTTGTCGTCATATCCCTGTCCGAATGTTCCGACATAAAGCCATACAAATTCATATTTGCCATTCAGCTTCTTTGCTCTATATCCGACAGCGACTTCAGGTGCTTTGTCGTCCTTGTTTTTTACAAGCCAGCCTTTTTCGTATAAGTGACCGAATAACATTGCTTTGTCCTGCGGTGCAAGGGAATTGACTTCAAACTCCACATCTGTTCCTTCGTAGGTTTCAACTGTGTCCTCCACTCCGTCATCGCTGTAAATCTTTTCAACGCTGAACTTGTCAGACACTTTTCCCGAAATAGCACGCGCAAGTTTGACTGGTGTGCCTGCTGCATATGCTGTCGCATCGTTCTGTGTTACTGGTGCGACATAGATGTCGCGAAATGACTTTGTTCTCGATCTGATGATCTGCTTTCCTGCTTCACTCATTCTTCTTCGTCCTCCTGTTCTGCTTCTTCTGCCGCCATGAACCTTGCGGCATTCATAAATATTTTTGTATCTGTTTCAAGATTGTCATTTGCGCCCATGAATGCGAATCCTGCCTTTTTCATAAGTCGCTTGATTCTCTTTTTTAGCCTGATTTGATCTGTGCTTGACCAGATGCACACTTGCACTGCTGCAATCTCGACTTCTTCGTCATCGTCCGAATGTTCGCCGCCGTAGTCCCCCAGATTCCACACAGTCACATGCAGTCCCTTGATGTCTGCGTCATACCAGCCCTGCTGCACTGTGATTCCTTCTGCTTCCAGCACTGCAAGCGCATCCAGTGTCTTCTTCACAATGTCCATGTGTCATCCTCCCAGCTTTTCATTCAATAACTTCTGATATTCCTGATCCGCTATCGTGTCCCACTGTCCGCGGCATTCTTCCATTGTGTTGTAAAGGAAGTCTTGTGGGGGCTGTTTCGTTGTCCCCCACTCTACAAATTTCATGTAAAACCAATTTTCAGCATCGCCCAGAAGCGTCCAGCCGACTTCGCCGCCTTTTGTTGTCGCTTTCGTGGGGATATTATCCGCAGCGTGTCCAGAAGGTCTGTATCCCTTCTTTCCTGACTTTGAATTGTCTGCCGACCTTGCCATAACCGCCTTCATTCGTGGTTCGGTATAATCAACAGAACGCTGGAATATCTGCTTGTTTGTCTTTCTGATTTCTGAATCGCTCGCAAGCGTTTCCAATCTGTTTTGAAGTTCTTTCAGTCCTTCAAATTCAAAAGTCACTTTCATGCTGCTTCCTTCCCGTGTCAGAATCTGACACATCTATGTGACGCGGTTCGCCTTCAGCTGTACATATTGCTTGTCATTCTGTCTGAAGTCCCTTGCGAAAATATTGTATTTTTCGTCTTCGTACTCCACGAAGTAGTCCTTCAGGTGTGCTGCTATCTCTTTGACCTTTTTGCAATACCTGATCTTGTCAAACACGATTGTGTCTTCCAGTCTGATTTCTATTGCCTTGTACAGTTCTTTTCCGTAAAGGCTGCCGATCTCGCACCAGCATTCGTGATACAAGATTGGTTCTGCTTCCACTCGCCTTCCATCAACTTTCCCATACTGATATTTGTATATTTTGATCCTTGCGCTTGACATATCACTTCAACCTTTCTTTCAGCATCATCGACTGCACCGCGAATCTGACTTTGTCGTCTGTTGGTGCTGTTCTGTCCCTGTTGTCGTAGGCTTCTTTGACATACATGCAGATCAATAACTTCTGGCGGTTCGTGAGTGCTTCAGGATTGAAGTCTTTGATCAGGTCTGTCATTTCTTCCAGCACTGCTGCATAAATCAGTTTGATCACTTCATCGTCATCGTCATAGTCGATACGACAATATGCTTTCAGTTCTTCCAGTTCCATGTCTTTTCCTCCTCTCCTGAAGCCTGCTGCCATTAACCAGCAACAGGAACTGTGATTTCTCCCTTGATGACTGCTTCTTCATCAAATGCCTGCACATCGAATCTGTCACGCACCTTGATTCCTGTCTGGTCTTTCGCCCATAAATCGCCAGCTTCGGTTGAAAGTTCGATGCTGATCTTCTCGCGGTCAAATAATGTGATTGCTTCCTTCAAGTCGCCCATATAAAGTGGGTACTTGTACGCTGACACATTGCTTCCATCACTCTTCACTTCTGCATTCTTCAAAACTTTGTTGCTGACCTTCTTGATCGGATATACACCAAAAAGAAGCATCTTTGTTTTGTCTGTGACATCTGGCTGCAAAATGTAGTCGCCGCGTTCATCCTTTAATGTGTCAAGATAGTTGAATCCTGACTGGTTTGTTAGAACGATTGAAGACGCTGCAATCGCTGGATCAAGTGTCACATTGAAGACTGTCTTCAGATCGTCCACAGTGCTGATTGCAACTTCTTTCGTGTTTGTAATCTCTGCAAGTTTCTTCAGGATCGCAGCGTTTCTTGTGGCTCTTGACTTCTTCGCGATCCACTTATTCAGGAAGCCCAGAATGTTTTCTGCTGTGTCCTGAAGAAGTTCGCGTGTTACTTTCAGGATGCCGCCCTTCTTGCCGATCTTGTACTTGATCTGTCGCAATTTCGGTGTTTCTTCCTCTCCGAACTCTGCTGCTTCATCTACATCGTCCCATGGTGTTGAATCTGCATCTTTTTCAAGCACTCTGCTTCCTGATAATGTGCTGACAGGCTCAACATTGACATACTGTTCAAGGTCATCATCTGTCCTTCTTAATTCGTGGATGTCTGTCTGAATGTCCTGTGGGACTGTGAAGCCGCCGTCCTCGTCTGTCTTCTCCGACATTGCATCCATGATCTTCTTGTCTTTCTCATCCATTTTTGTCTTGCGCATTCCGCAGACAATACGATTGACAAATGCACGCACAATGTCTTTCTTTGAAGGTGCTTTGTCTTTTCCTTCAACCCTTGTTGCTTCGTCCTTGTCAAGCTGGTCTTTGATGCTCTCGTCCTCGTCATCCTCTAAATCCATAAGGATGTTGAAACGATCCTGCATGTCCACAAGTTCTGCTTTTGCTTCCTTTGCTTCCTTTGTCTTTCCCTCATTCACAAGGGCTTTGATTGCGTTCTTTTTGTCGTTGATCTTTTTTAATAACGCTCTTGCTTCTTTGCTCATTGCTTTTCCTCCGTTTTCTTAAATTCCATACATGTACAGATCGCCCAGAATTTCTTCTGTTTCGTCTGCCTGCTGTTGTCTTGCTTCGATGTCTTCAGCTGTTTCAGTCTTCATTCCTGCTGGCGCATGTTTGAATCTGTCTATCATGTAGCCGACACATGCTGCGACTGCTTCCGCTGATTCATCCACTTTGATGTTGAAATAGTCTGAAGCGCGACACTCTGATGCTTCGCTTTCCGACATCCATGTTTCTGCATTGATCAGCTCTTCAAGCTGGTCTGCTGTCACGCCTTCCTTTGCTTTTGTCATGTAGATGTCTGTGATCATCTGCTGACAGCTGTCAAGCTGGCTTATAACCGCCGCGAAGTCGTCTGCATTGCCCCACGCCATTGTCAGTGGCTTGTGAATCATAATCTGTGCGCCTGTTGACACAACAATGTCATCGCACGCCATAAGGATCACGGATGCGATTGACGCTGCAATTCCGTCCACAATGCCTGTGATATGTCCTTTGTGACGTTTCAAAATGTTGTATATGCCAATTCCTGCGAATACATCGCCGCCACAGCTGTTGAAGTACACTGTCAGTTCTGCATTGTTGTCAATGCCGTTCAGAAAGTCCGTGATGTCCTGTGGACAGGTGTCTTCTGATGTCCACTTGTCCCACGCCGAAGATACAATGTCGCCGTATATGTACAGTTCAACGCCGCCTGCTGCCGCGTCTTTGATCTGCATGAAGCCGACATTTTCAATCGTTCTTTTTGTTCGATTTCTTCTTGTGAAGTTCATTTTCTTCGCCATCGTCTTCCCCTCCTTTCCTGATCGGTGTCAGGTTCATTCGTTTCGGCTGTTTCCTGCTCCTGTTCATCCTGATCCGTATTTTCGCCGCCTTCTGTGTTTGGCTCATTTATAGGATTGTCAGAATCGCTGTTTTCTTCAGTGTCCTGTTCTTCAGCTTTGTCATATGCTGCCCCGACTTTCGTCAATGGCACATAAGTTCCATTAACAATCAATGTGTCGCCGCCTTCCATGTCCATCAAATCAAGTTTTCTTCTGGCTTCGTTTACTGTTTCGATGCCGTTGTTGATTCCTTCTTTTAGGATTTCCATTTGTGTTTTGCTGTCGGTACGAAGCAATACTTTTTCATTCATTTTGAAGTACAGTCCGTCTTCCGTTTCGTCATCCGATAATAGCTTGTAGTTCACTTCTTCTTCGTACTGCTTCAATACGAAAAGCATTGTGTCCACATAGAATGACAGCTGCTGCATTTCCGAATTGCTGTATGATGATTTTTCATAGTCGTTGATCTGGTTCGGCTTGATTCCGAACGCTGCTGCAATCTGAAGTGCAGAATATTTCTTCAATTCGATGAACTGTGAATCTGTCAGTTTAATATCCAGTGGTGTCAGCTTCATTCCTAGCGGCACAGGAAGAATCTTGCCTGTGTTCTGACTTCCTGCTCCGAAACGTTCGAAAGTCTGTCGCAGCTTTGTGACTGCATCTTCATTCAGTTCGCCTGTGTATTCCAGCACCGCTTTCGCTGTCAATCCGTTTTTGTACAGATTATTCAGGAAGCGTTGTGATTCAATCACGCCTTCAACAGTCTGCTTCAGGATGTATTGCACTGGTAGTCCGACTATTCCGTTCAGGCAGTGTGAAGTCTTGAAGTGCAAGACATCTTCCGTCCTGAATATGTACTGTTCGCCTGAATATTCATCACTGTACAAGTACCAGATTTTCCCTTTGCCTGCGAAAATGCCTTTGTCGTCAACTATGATCTGCACCCTGTCCGATGGCATGATCCACATGTCCAGTGCTTTATATTCTCCACCATATTTCTTGCGCTTGAATTTCCTGCGTACATAGACATATGCGTTCCCATAATGGTTTCTGTTCATTTCTACAGCGTTCCAGAAGGTTGTCGGTGTCATAAAAGGGTTCGGACGCTGCTTCATAAGTCTTGCAATGTCGTTGTCTATCGGCTCACTGATGCCCTTGTTTGTTTTCTGGTACAACTTCCATGGCATTTTCGCGACTGTTTCTGACATCATTTTCAAACAAGTGAAGTATGTCACGTCAGATGTTGGCTTCTTGCCTTCACTGTCGCGCTTAATCCCAACCCATTCCAGAAACGATTCATCATTCAGTGTTGCTGTATCTGTTTCAATATTCATTCCGAATGCTTTCATAATTCCTTTGTTCAGTGTTTTCCACATGTTCAACCTTGCGCACCTCCCTTCTGTCGCAATTTCTCTGTTCCTGCAAACCAAATATCAAGGTATCTGTTGACATCTGGCTTGATTTCGCCCTTCATTGCCATCATCCATGCATCAATGATTGCATCCACGATGTCGATTCGCTCTGTTGCGTATTCTTTATCAATTTTTATTTCCCCGAAGCTGTTTGAAGTCGTCTTTGCGTTCGCAATAGACCACTTTGTTGCTTCGTTTCCGTCATGTTCGACATGCCCTGCTTCCAGTTCCAGCCTGAAGTCAACTGTCGGATCGTTCAATTCTCTTGCCGACTGTTTCACTGCGATGCTGTCAAATCCCAGTGCTTCCAAGTCTGTCAGGAACGCTGAAGCATTGTGCGGATCATAACAAATCCACTGCACATCCAATTCATACAGCTTCACGATCTTCTGCAAGTACGCAATTATGTACTTATAGTCTGTTTTTACGCCGCCCATTGTTTCAGTGACTTCGACAAGTCCCTGTCTGATCCATAGGTCATAAGGCACGCGATCCGTCTTGATGTGTTCTTCAACTCTCCTTTTCGGAATGAAGCTGTGTGCGTGTATGAAGTAACATTTGTCTTCGCCGCGCATAAATGGGATCACGATTGCGATTGATGTCAAGTCGCCGCCTGATGACAGGTCAAGTCCGACATAAGCCTTCTGACCTCTGAAGTCAGCCAGTGTCTTCTTGACTGCTGCCCTTGTCCAGACATCCATGTTCTTGATATAAACATCATTCGTCCACTGAATCCACATGTTGAGCTGCTTGACAATGAAGTCGCGCAGTGTCGATCCTCCCATTTCCTTCGCTGTGGCAGCAATCGGGATCATGTTCTGCAATGCGTCCCTGTCATATTCCAGAATCGGGTTCGCCTTGATCCAGTTTTCAGGTGTCCACATATCGTCAGATTCATTCATTTGCGCGATATAAATGAATTGTGAATCATTACTTGCTACACCCTTCAGGACTTTCACACAGTATTCATACAGTGCAAAACACGGCGATTTCAGATCGAATCCTGCCGTTGTGATCACGCTGATCAGTGCCGACTTCATTTTCTTGATGCCGCCTTCAAGCAGCTTGTACATCTGATCATCTTTATGGGCGTGATATTCGTCCACGATTCCCAGATATGGTCTGAAGCCGTCAATCGACTTCGTGTCGCCTGACAGTGCCTTGATCTTGCTGTGTGTGATCTTGCAGTCGATTGTTGAATTGTGTTCGTGAATCTTGAAGCACTCTGACAGATCGCTGTCAGAATTTATGAACTTCACAATTTCGTTGAAGACAATCATCGCCTGATCCTTCTTTGTGGCTGTACAGTAAACCTGACCATATTTGTACTTGTCAAAATTGCCGTAATAAGCCGCCAGAATACCATTCAGGAATGACTTGCCGTTCTGTCGTCCCAGCTGTATATAACTGGTTCTGAATCGTCTGTAATGTCCGTCTTTAGTTCTCCATCCGTTCAGGCTTCCCAAAATGAAGCACTGAAACGGATATGCTGTCACTGGCTGTTCTTCTTCGCCTTCCGCAATGGTCAGCGTTTCTGCGAAGTCAATGATCCTTTCCGCTTCTTCAACATCAAAGTAATAGCGATATGGCGCAGCTTCAGCCGCTTTCATGTCGTCTATATGTCTTTGACATGCTGCTTTGACCAGATCGCCAGCAACAATCTTGTCCGCAAGGACATCCAGCGCGTATTGTGTAGTTCTATCTGTTGTCATGCGTTCGCCTTATGCGAATTTCGTGAACTTGTTTTCTTTCGGTGTTTCCTTGTCTGCTTTTGGCACTACAAGGCGACAGCGGCTTGACACTGTCAGTCCGAAGTCCGCAGCCCCCTGACGACATTGTTTGAAATATCTGTCTTGAAGTAGCGCAAGTCTTTCCACTTCTCCGTTCACGACTTCTTTTCTGATCTTCACTGGCTGTCCGTATTCGTCCAGCTGCTTTGTTGCGATCTCAATTTCCACCATGATCGGTTGTCTGTTCAGTTCTTGCGTGACTGCGATGTATTTTTCTTGTGCGATGACCAGTCTTGCAAGCGCATCAACATCAAGATTTGATATGAGATCAATCGCACGAAGTTCCTTCACGATTTTCTTGAAGGTTCTTTTTTGTGTCGGCGATAAGTATTGCGGTGCTGTCACTTTATCCGCAGCCGCTTTCACTTCTGTTCGCTGACGTTCTTCAATTTCAGCTTTTGTCAGGTGTTTTTTTCCTTTTGCTTGTACCAGCGCGATCGGCTGTCGTTGTCCTGCCATTCTTCTGCGACCTCCCTTCTTTGCTGGTTTCCTTGCGGTGTGTCAGAATCTGACACGCACCCTTTTCGGATGCCCTGATCTGGATTTTCCGTGGGGAGTTTTCTCCACGGAAAAGGGGAAGCGCGACTAAATAAACTTAACCCGATACTTTTTCATACTCCCCCTGTCGCCTTCCAGTGGCGTTCTATCAGGTCATACAACATCTTTTGTGTCGCTTTTTTCGTCTGTTCATCCTTGCTGTACAAGGCTTCAATGATTCCATGACTGTGATTGCTCAATGGGATCAGATTGGTTGCATCAAGTCGTCTGTTCCAGTCGTCTTCAATAGGTGTGATATGATGCACCATGTCAGCTGTCTGTATTACATGCAGCACATAGAAGGCATATATATCAACGCCATCAAACCGCCTGATTGTTTCGGCTCTTGTCTTCCTCCACTCACTTGATACATAGAAGGCTGCTGTCTTCTTGTTTCTTCGGTGTTTGTTGTATTCCATGTGTCTTGACTGCTGCCCTGCTGCCTTCGCTGCACAGGCTTCACATTCAGCTATATTCTGTGGTATTAAAGCCCCACATCTACACTTGTGAAATAACAAACCCTTGCACCACCTTCCTACTGCTGCATATGCTTCATATATCCGTCTATATAGGTTCTATACGCAGCCCCTTATATATGCCCCTTATATATGCCCTATATATGCACCCCTGTCAGGTATGCCCCTATATAAAGCCTTGTTTTTATGCTTCCTGTGGATGCCCTTATATAAGCACCCACATTCCGCAAATAAGAGGGCAGAAATGCAATAAAAAAGACCGATTCAACACTTCTGTGCTGTTTCGGTCTTTCTGTACAACATTTCACGATACTATTTTACTTTAGGATGTTCCCTATAAAAACCCTCACTTTTCCCACGCTTTTCCCATGCTTTCGCTGTCGTTTCCCTCGAAAAAAGCCTTTTTCAGATCGCGTTTTCTCAAATTCCGTTAATTCCAAATAGTTTGACAGACATTTTCTTCAATATCGCCTTGCACCAGTTTGAAGGGCTGTTTTTCCCACAATCCAGCTGATCCGCAATTTCTTCAAAGGTCAATCCGTCAATATAGTGCATTCTAAACGCTTCATACTTGTACAATGTGCCTTCTCTCCTGCTTTCGGCTTCTAGTTCGGTCAATGCCCTGTCAATGTTAATAATCATCATCGCTGTGACCATTTTTGATTCTTTGACCGATTTCAGCTTCGCATTTTCTGAAGGCGTTGTATGCGTTTTCTGTGACCTCTTCTTCTTCCGTGATCGCATTATTTATATATTTTTTCAGGTCAATATATGATTCCATCAATCTTCTTGTGTTATACAGTGTTTTTTTCTTCTCTGCCCTCTTTTCTTCGATTCTGACTTCAGCAAACGCCCTTCGTACTGCGATCCTGATTGCTTCCGTCATTTCCTGCTGTGGTTCTTCGCTTTTTTGCACATTGCACACCTTCTTCCTACCGGTCTAATTTATCCTACTTTTCAGGCTTTCGCCTTTTATTCTTTCTGGCTTTTTCAAGTGCCTTCGCCCTGATCATCGGCATTCCTTTCATTTTGCGCCTGTTGTTGCTGATCAGTTCCTTGCGCAGCTGCAATCCTGTCCACTTTGTCTTCCTGAATGCTTCTGCGATTGCTTTTCCTACCTGTTCAAATGCTGGCTTCACTCTTTCAAACGCTTCTGTGATGCTCTTTGCTATTTTCTGCCCTGTTTCCTGCACGAACTTTGTTGTCGATTCAAGCAATACTTCAATTTCTTCTTCAGAAAGTGCGCTGTATTCTGATATAGCTTTGATTGTTTCTTCTCTTGTCCATTCAGGATCAATCTGCAATCCCCTTGTGGCTGCTGCCAACTTCATCACATCTGCATTGATATTTCTTTCTTCTTTTGGTGGCTCTGTCGTTTCTTCTGGTTCAGGTGCTTCCACAACTGCTGCCCTGACAGCTTCCTGTCTATCTTCTGCAATCAGTTCTTGTGTGCGTTCTGCGATTTTCTCTGACAGATCGTCTTTTTCTTCCTCCTGTGGCTTCGCACGCTGTCCCACAAGCCTGTTTTTTATCTTTGTTGCATATTCCTTCAGCTTCATGTCTTTCACTCCTTCCTGCGCCTTTATGTAAAAGGCAAATCGTCAACGCCGTCTGGTATGTTCATAAAACCATCGCCGCTGTCTGGTGCTGGCTGTGGTCTTGATTTGTTGTCGCCTGCTGCCGCTTTACTTTCCGCAAACTCGACCGATTCAACAACAACTTCCGTTGTGTAAATCTTGCGACCTTCTTTGTTTGTATAGCTGCCAGTCTGAATGCGTCCTTCAATCACAAACTTTGTTCCCTGCTGTCCGTACTTCTCCATGAACTGTCCTGTCTTTCCGAATGCCACACAGGAAATGAAGTCAGCTGACTGTCCTTCCTGATCTCTCTGGACTCTCCTGTCAACCGCAAGTGTGAAGCGCGATATTGCCATAGGCTCTGCGCCTTCTGTATATCGTGTCTGTGCATCCCTTGTCAGCCTTCCCATCAATATGACCTTATTCATTCTTCTTTGCTCCTTTTTGCTCTTTGATTCCTTTGACTGCTGCCTTGATTATCTCTGTAACAATCAGGATGACCAGTGCTGTCAGGACTGCAATGAATCCCAGCTGCAATATAATCACGATAATTCCACCCAGATTGCTGATCGCCTGTTCAATCCATATACTTCGCATGTTTTTCTATCTCCTTCGGTTCATAATGTCTTCATAAAGTTTCTTGTATGTGTTGCGTTCTGCTTCAAGTCGTATGATGCAATCGTGTTCGCTTTCAACTACATCATCGTTGCTGTGTGATGCCCCCCCCCGATTGATTTTCGGGTTCTGGCTGTGTGTTTGCTCCTGCATCCAAATTCAAAGCTATCTGAAGTGCAATGTCTATCTGCTGCATTTCTCTGTCGGTCACGCTTCCGATCCTGTTGTTTAATCTTTCAACACTGACTGTTGTCGGTTGTTCGCATAGTGCTTCAGATACCCTTCCAGTCGTTCTGATCGTCACATGTGTTGACATGTCTTTCTTTGGTTGTGAAGTCAGGAACACAACGACCACATCGCCGCTGTGTTTGTTCAGGAAGTCAGCCGACACAATGACGGCTGGTCTGTCCTTCCTGATTTCGTTTCCTCTCTGTCCTCTGTTGTTGTTGATATAATACACATCGCCGCGTCTGACATCGAACTGCTGCTGTGTCTTTGTGAAATGTTCATACATGTTTTTATTCCTCCGTATATTCTGTGTACTGTTCTTTTAGCATCTTTGCACGCGCCTGAATGTCGTCTGCAAGTTCTTTTTCTTTGTTCTTGTATGTCTGCGCCCTTGCTGGTCTTCTTGCCCTGATCGCGTTCTTGACTGCCGTCTGAAGCTGTCTGCGCTTCTGAATCGCTATTCGCTGCACCCTGTCAGTGATTGTGATTGTGTAATGTGTGCCACAGATCGGGCATTCATAATACTGTTCGATGATGTCGTTGTGTTCCTCGTCCTGTGTGATCACTCTGTTTTGAATCTCTATCATGTCAGGTGTGAATGTCGCCGCGCATTTATCGCAGATTATTTCATTCATGCTGTTTCCCCCTTTCTGTTGTTTATGCCTGCTGAATCTTAATCATTTTCAGCAAGAATCTTGCTGACAGTTCTTCTTCTTTCTCTTTTCTTTCCTCTCTTGTCATGCCTTCCTTGCCGTCAAGTTCTGCAATCTCGTCCAGAATGTCTGCTGCTTCTCTGAATGTCTGCGCCATTTCCTTAATTTCTTCTTTTTCCTGCATGTCTTTTCCTCCTATGCTCCATATTGTAGTGTTCTGTTGTCTGCGTCCTGTCCTGCGCCTGTTGCTGCTTCCTGAAGCGTTTCTTCGACTTCTCCTAGTCCTAAAATACAATAGCCGTCTTCAAGCCCTGTGAAATCTTCCAGCATGTACACAATTTTCTTTGTGATTGTTCTACCTGTCGCTGTTCCGTCCTTGTATTCATGCAACACGATTGTGTCGCCTTCTTTATAGCCTCTGTCATTCTTTCGCAATTCAAATGTCTTTCGCCCTGTTTTGACATCATCAAAGAATGTTGCCCCCAGTTTCACATCATGCACTTTCTTTTCCTGTTGTGAAGGAAGCTGCTGCATCTTTTCTTCGTCTGCCTTCTCGCGAAGTTTCTTTGCTGTTTCTCTGTCAATCGCGTCCTGTTCTTCGCTGTATCTTTCTTCTTCAGTCTTTTCGGCTTCTGCCTTGTTGATGTACTGATCACAGCTTTGACATGTTCCTGTCTTCACATTGCAGTCTGAATATCTCTTGCAGCTATAACACAGCGATGTGATGCTTTCAGGGTGTGCATCTTCCCATTCGTTCCAGCATTCTGTTCTGCTTGTCAATCTGTCTTTTTCTGCATTTGTGAGTTTTCCCCATGCGTTCTTGACATCTTCCAGCACATCCCCGATTCTTCTTGCTTGTCCGCTTTTGTCTGCAATCAATATCCCTAATTCTGCCAACATCTCCACACATTCAACTGCTTCAATGTTGTCTGTTATATTTTCAATGACCTTGTCAAGTCTTTCGTCTTCAAGTTCTTCGATCTCTTCTTCTGTTTCTATGAACTGGTCAATGTCCATTTGACCTTCAATCTCTTCTGCTGCCGCCTTTTCCTCCTGTTCTTGCTTGATCTCTTTTACTTCCTTGTAGGTCAAGCCGTTTTCCTGATAGCGTTCCAGCATTTCTGCCTGTGCTTCTTCATTCATTCCGCTGATCTCATAGGCAGCAGAAAACGTCAGGCGACCTTCTTTCAATTCTTCAGCAAATTCAGGGATCAGATGCTTGTTGATGCTCTCGATCTGTGCGATCTTTGTTGCTGGCATTTGAAGCATCTTTGCAATGACATCGCGAAGGCGACCGCTGTCAAGTTTGTAACCCTTGATTGTTCTTCCTTCCTGTCTCATTCGCTGCAAGATGTCCTTCAGTTGCTTTTCTTCTTCCAGAATGTCTGCGACTGTCTTATTTCGATAATCATTCGCAATGATCAGGCGCAGCATTTCTTCATCTGCTGACGCTGGTGTCTGAATCTGACACGTTACCATTTCAAAATCTGTATAGCCTTTTTCAACAAGCAGCTTCAGCGCGCGCCATCTTCTTTCGCCTGCTGTGATCCTATATTCGCCGCGATCGCAAGGATCGTGAACAACTTCAAGATTTTCAATCAGCCCGACAAGTAAAATCTTCTGTGCAAGCGGTTCAATGTCTGTGACTGAATAAAAGTTCTTGTCGTTGCTGTATAGCTTTTTTATACTAATGTCCTTCGTCCTGAATCTTGCCTTTGGCGTTTCATCGCCGACTGCTGCCTTCTGTGCGTTTTTGTTTAGCTGCTCCATTACATTCCACGCCATCTTCAATCCTCCTTTTCTCTGAAGCATATTTCTATTGCATCCAGTTCGCTGTCTGTCGTGTTCTTCAGGTCAATGTGTGAATCATCGTCTTTGTATGCTTTTTTGTTTATTGATGCCCTGATCTGCTTCTTCAGCTTGTCTGTATCAATCACGATCTTCAGTGTCTTTCTGGCTTCACTTATTGCTTTGCCGATCTGTCTGTCAGTCATGTTCTTTGTGCTGTCAATCTCTTTGATACGCTTCCAAAAGTCTGTGTCATCCAGTTCATAGAATTGTGTCATCCTGTCCCTGAACGCTTCCATCTGGTTTTCTGCATATTCCTTCGCGTCTGCTGCCGCCTTCAACTTTTCAAAGTCTTCGATGCTGATTGTGACTTGTCCTTTCAATTCCATCGCATTCCGTCCCCCTGTCTTCTCTTTTCGTTCAGTTTCAATGTCACTTTCGGAACTCCGATGCCAGCTTTGCGAAGGCGTTCTGACAGCCTTGCAAGGTCTGTGACATAAGTTTTTTCATATATGCTGCCATGTATTTCATCGACATAGTATCGCGCTTCGTTGCCGTAGATCGTTATGTCATTGTGCGCAATCAAAAGCGTCTTGATTTGATATGCAAGCGTCTTTCCTGTTCTTCTTCCTTCGTGCGGATATGCGATGCCTTGCGACAGGATATATTCTGACTGCCATGTTTCAAGTTTTATTCCCAGCGCATGTTCTATTCTGTCAAGTGTCTTTTCGTTGCAGCCACACATGTCCGAATGTAACTTTGCAACCGCATTTCGTGTCATTGCGTCTGCGCCATATTCATCGCCGTCCGCTAATGTAAAGGAATACGCCCTGTTTGTTTTTGTATTTTTAATGTACACAAGATTTCTTTCCAGCGTTCCTTCTGTCTGCCTGATTTCGACTTTCAGATTTTCTTCGTTTTCTGTGATTCCTGTGATTATCTCATACACTCCCATGTTCACACCTCTTTCATCAATTCATACGTTGCTGCACGATAGTCCTGCGTCACGATGCAGTTTTTTGAAAACTTTGGAAGCGGCACTTGTGCGACTGTTGACTTCTCTGCGATTATTGATCGCCTGATCGCTGTCGCAAAGCAATCGTGTCCTGACTGCGTTTTCAGCCATTCTTCAACCTGAAGTGTCGTCTGGTTCTTCTGGCGCATTGTCATCAACACCTTCATTCTGATGTCAGGATTGACACTTCTGAACGATGTCAGCTGACTGTCCATGTTTGCAGCTGCTTCAATTTCGAAGCCGCCGATCTTGACAGGCACGATCACAAGGTCTGCTGCAATCATCACATTTGTGACTGTCATGTCCATGATCAGACCGCAATCAACAATGCAATAATCATATATAGTTCTGACTTCATTCATTGCTGCTGCAAATCGAAGAATCTGATCTTCTCCTTCTTCCTGAAGCAGTGTCATGTTTGTTCGCATCAAATATCCGTTCGCTGGTATGATGTCGATGTTTCCATATGGTGTTGTTTGGATCAGGTCTGTTGTCGAATATGCGCCGCCTGCTGCCTGATGATTTTCAAGCAATTCTGACATTCCCTGTCCTTCAGGATCAAATCTGTCGTAAAGAAGTGATATGTTGCCCTGCTGATCCGCGTCACAGATCAGCACCTTCTTTCCTTTTTCTTCGCCCATTATGTAGGCGATAGCTGCTGCGGTCATTGTCTTTCCGATGCCGCCTTTTTGATTCATTACTGCTATTATTTTCATTGATGTGCTTTCCTCCTGTTTATTATTTTCATGTGTCTTCTTAATCTTCTCGCGTGTTCGTCCGTCACAATGTATTTGTCACAATCTTGAAGTCGCCTGTCTGTTCCTTTTCCGTCATAATGCTTGCAATAGTCGCATGTGAAGCAAGGTTCTTTCATTTCTCCTGTGCATGTGTCTGGCGTTTCCACATTGTTTGCGCAGTGGCTACACACGCAACCGCCGCAAGGAAAAGCATATTGTTTTCTGACTTTTTCTTTTCGCTCTGGCTCTTTCGGTATGATCCCAAGTTCCTGCAATGTGATTTGATGTGCTTTCCTATCGTCTTGCATTTCTTTCCTTCTTGCTGTTCTCCCAGCTGATCACTGCTTCCCTTGCCCTGTCGTATAGGTCTGTGTCGTTCGCTTCTTCAACCTTGATGATCTGTTGTCTGTCTGCTCCTTCGCCCTTGTATATTTTTATCCAGCCATCATCGTATATTGAAGTGTGGCTTGACATCCGCAGTCCGTACCTTCTTGCAATTGGTCTGTATATGTCATAAAACTGTCTGACTGCTGCCGCATATCCGTTCATGTCCTACACCTTCAGCGGTTTCGCTTCGCCGTCTTTCCATACGCTGTTGTTCGGCTCTTTCATGCGTTCTGCTGTTTCCGTGACTGCGGTGTCTGAATCTGACACATGAATGTGTGTCTGTAAACACTTCAAATTCAAGTATTTTTCAAGAACTTCAACCGCGTCCCTTGCCGTGTAACATGTCGCGACATAGTGTCCTGCTGCCGCCATATCGGTCAAGAACTCTTTCTGTGACGGCTGGTGTCTGCCCTTGTCATACTTCATTTCGATGTACAGTCCGCAATATATTCCTTTTGGGTACGGAAGACATAAGTCCGACACGCCTGACTTCACGCCCATCTGCTTCAGCTTTACTGCTTCGGCTCTGTTCCTGCTGCCGCCGTTCGGGATATGATGCAGCCATTTCAGTTCAGGATATTTCTGCATCTGCCATGAAGCCCAGCTGATGACATTGATCTGTTCGGTATCTTCCGAACGCATCGCATACTTCATATTCATCGTGCTTCCTCCATCTTCTTCATGTCCTGCATGACATCGCCAGTGAATCCCAGCTGCTTCATTTTCTTGAATGCGATCAGGTCTTTTATGCCTGACATCTTTATGATCCAGTCCTGAAGAAGCAACCCTGACTTCTTATACATATCCCTGACTTCTTCCCTGTGTGCCGCCAGCACATCCGCTGTGCGTGTGATGATGATTTTTCTTTCAATGCTGTTCGGTGCGATTCCTTTTCGGTTCAGTTCTTCTTCAATTACTTTCACTGCGTAGATTTCTGCTTTTGTGACTGCATCTTCCAAGCACAATCTTTTTTTGTTGTCCACTTTTATTCCTCCTTCGTGTCCTGTCTTTCTTTCTCTGCCTTCAGCTGTGCTGCTCTTTCCATGATCGCTGTATTGTAGCTGTATTTATACACACCATGATTCCACAAGTTTTCCTTTGCGCCTGCTGCTCCGTAGTTGTAGACCGCCAGAACATAATATGGACGCACATCTTCTGGTACTTCCTGCAAACTGTCCTGAATCTCCTTCAGGTAATCAATGCCGACTGTCACATTCTGATATGGATTTGTCAGATCAGCGCAGTTCAGGCGTTGCATTCTTTCTTTGTGCCATTTCTGCGCTATCTGCATATACCCCCATGATGTTCCGCCATCGCCTGAAGCGTTCCAGTTGCATTCGCTTTCCTGTTCGATCAGCGCGAACACCATTTCATAGTCAACACCATAGTTCTGACACACGATGTATGTGTATATCTGCGCCATTACTGGAAACTTGCCGCCTGCCGCCTTGCATTCGTCTGATATTTCGTGATAGCAGAATCCTTCCATGTCTTCGCCACTCCAATCCTGTGACATTGTATTGAATGGATATTCTTCATCTGCATCCAAGTCACTTTCCGTTTGTTCTTCTGCTTCGCTTTCCTGTTCTGTTGCCGTCTTTCCTTTTGCGCTGATCATGTCGCCGATCGCAAATCCCAGCATTACCGACACATATATTGTGATAAATGTGATCAGGATTGCTGCTGCCGTCTTCGGTTTGCGCTGAAGAAAGTTCTTTGCTGTCCTGATGAAGTTATGTACTGCATCGTGCAGCTGTCTTCTTCTTCGTCTTCTTCTTCGCTGTTTTCTGCTTAACCTTACTTGTTGCTTTGTCAATCTTTTCTCCTTTCTCTGGCTGTCTGTACATTCTTGCGTATATGTAGAATCTGCCATTCATGTTGTTATATCTGACTTCATACGATGTCAGCTTGTAGCCGTCTGCTGCATACCATTTCTTCAGCTTGTCTTCAAGTTCGCATCGTCCTGTCACGACTTCGTCAATGTCCTTCTGCTTGAACTTATAGTGGTTTTTATGTACTTCTGGCTTTTTCAGTCCTTTGCTGGCTTTCCATGCTTTCTGATACTTCCCGACTGGCTTCGGCTCTTTTCCCTTCTTGTCAGGGTGCTTCTGCTTTGTGATGTAGTTCGCCATTCCTGACAGTCCGTTTTCGTCCTTCTGAAGTCTGCGCACCTGATTCCTGCGCCCCTTCTTCCACTTTTCTTCAACCGCTTCAAGCCCCATGTCGCCGTCACATACAAAATGATGATGCCAGCGTCCTTTGTCCGAACACTCTGTCACATACACATAACGCAGCTTTGCAAGTCCTTTCTTCCTTCGCTCATAGTTTAATCGTCCTATGTACAGCGTCATATCGTGCTTCGCTTCCTTCATGCTGTTCGGCATGTTGTCGTTTGTATATGTCAGTGTTCCCCAGATGTCATTGTCCGTGAAGTTCGCATTGATCGTCCGTTCACATTCCTTCCTGCTGTTCTTCTCATTCAGGTTTCTTTGCGCCTGTCTTTGCTTCTTCAGCTTTGCTTCGTCTGGTATCTGCTCTTTCTGTCCTCTTCTGAACTCTGGATATATTTCAACATCCATCTGCTCTGCTGCCTTTATCTCCTTAGTGGCATATATTGATCTGACCTTGCCTTCATTCAGCATCCTGCACATGTTGTCTTCTTCCAAGTCAGTCAACATCTTCTGGTATGCTGCTTCATAGTCATAATCTATATACACAGCTTTCTTCCTTCTCTTCATGTCCTTCTTTGCTCCTGTTATAGATATTTATATATTTCTTTGATTTGTTACTATCTATTACAAGGACGCGAAGCCTTTTGAAAGTCCCTGATTTATTGACTTTTTTGGAAGTCTGCTGTATAATTTTTTATAGATGTGCAGACCTTAAAAAGTCACAATCTGGATCGCCTTCGGAAGCCGCCAAGCTAGTCCGAAGGCTTTCTTTTTTGTCCTTCAAGATGCTTTCGCTGCCTTTGTCTTAATCTCCGACAGCTGCACCCTGATTCCATCATTCCTGTTCGACAGGATCATTGCTATTGCTTCAAATATTCTTCTTGCATCTGGTGTGTTCATGCGCGTTTCTCCTTTCTACATTCCAGCACCCCTGAATATAACTACCATTGAAGGGAATGGGGCTGCCTGTTTACTGTTTCCGAACTTCAAACGCCCCTTCACGAATCTGATTTCTGATCGGTACTGAATGAAGTCGTGAAAATATCTTGTGTCTGTTCTCGCTGGTATCAGCATAACAACAACCGTGTTGTCTTTCGTTCCTTCTCTGTATGCCTTTTCAACCCAGTCTGTAATTGCTCTACCATACGGAGGATTGCAAAACACGCGATACCCCCCCAGTCCTTTGAAAGACCATTGTCTTCCTTCGTGAAATACTTTTCACACTTGTGATTCTGTTCGTCAGCGCAAGGATCAAGGTTGAAATGAAATTCCTGATCAAGTTCTTTGAAGAAGTCGTCAGGTGTCGCCCACTGATCCGTCTTGCTGCTGTACATGACATCTATGTTCGCCATTGTGTTTCCTCCTATGCTGTTTCGTTCAATATAATTTTTCTGAAGATGCTTTCAAATATTGGAACTGCGATGCTGTTTCCTGCCTGCTTGTATAATGCTGTGTAGTATCGCCCAGCCCTTTTATGTACTGCTTTCGCTCTCTCGAAGTCTTCGTCTGTGTACCCTTGCAGCCGCCAGCATTCCAGTTCGGTCAAATATCTGAATCGACCGCCACCGCAGTCAATAACCTGTGTCGGTGTCCTGTCCTGCCTTGTTGTGATTGTAAAAGCACAGTCCTCAATAACAGTCGCCCTTCTGATTCCCTTCTTGCCGATTGCGCTTCTGACCGAAGGTTGCGTCACATCGTACACTTCAGGCACGCTGTCGTTGTCTTCCAGAAAGTTCCTGATGTCCTGCATCGGTGTCCTGATCAAGTCATCAAAATTGAACTTTTCGCCATTCAAGCAGCTGACTGTGAACACTCTTTCCCTTGCCTGCGGAAGCCCAAATTCTCTCGCATCCAGCACTTCATAATTGTTTGTATATCCCATTCGTTCAAGTTCTTTCTGATACCTGACGAAGTTTGCAATCATGTGTTTGCTTTTTACGTTCTTTACATTTTCCCAGATCACATACTGCGGCTTCCATTCTCCCATCTGGTCGATGATGTGAACTGTTTCCCACATCAATGACGACCTTGTTTCGCTGCCTTCGTCTGCGCCTTTTCCTCTGTTGATCCTTCCGTCTTCTGCTTTCGCCTTCCCCTGATGCCCTGCAATGCTCATGTCCTGACATGGACTTCCGTGGATCAGGATGTCTGGCTTCAAGTTCCAACCGACAACCGACTGTGTCTTGTACGGCATTTCTTCAGAAAACATATTGTTGTATGATCTGACTGCTTTTTCATCTATTTCAACATAATCAATCGCCTTTGTCGGTATTCCCAGATTGCGCAAGGCACATCGTGGGCTTCCTATTCCTCCAAACAGTTCCAGTATTTGCACTGGTTTTTCTTCTGTTACTATCATCTTTTACCCCTCAATTCTCTGCGTCATGCTCTTGTCTTTCATTGCTGACATAGCCATCTGCATCCGCATCGCATCTTCGTCAGACATTTCAACATCGTCTTGTGGTCTTATTATCATTTCTTCTTTGGTTGGGAAAATCTTGTGTTTCTGTACGAAGCACTTGAAGAAGAAGTCGTGTTCTTCTTTCCATGTTTCACAGTAAAATTCATATTCAATCCCGATCTGAATTGCCTGTGCTTTTGTACACTGTACACCCTGAATGGTTTTCTTTCCTTTTCCTGATCTGTAGTGATACATCTGATTCAATCCGTCTTTTCCTAGCACTTTGTATATTGTCTGTTTCAGCAAGCGCAATTCAAAGTCGTTGTGATATTTCCATTCATGGTCTCCCAGCTTGTCATCTGACAGATCGCTTTCTTCAATGTCGTATTTTTTCATAAGCTGCTGCAATTTCTTCTGTGCGCCTTCTTTTTCGCCGCCCACTCCACGTTCCGCAAGTCTTTGCAGCTTCTTTATCAGTTCAATTTTCTTTTTATCAATCATCGTTCATTCTCCTTCACATACTGCTTTCGCAAAGTCCAAAATAATTTTTTTCAACATTCCCCCTTCTGGTCTTGATTTTTCATTGTGTTGTTTGTTTTCACATTAAAAACATCCCTAAAACCTGTTGACCATCTGTGCATAGTTCTGGCAGTACACACACGCCGCTATTTTTTCACAATGTTCTGATGCTGGCTGTTAGCTTGCCATCGTCAGGATGAATGAAGCCATCATTCATCGACAGCGCGTGTCGCGCTGTTTCGGCTTTACAGTCAATCTTCCTTCGTTGAATATCTTGACATTTTCACAATCTTTGCTGTCGGTATGTCGTCCGTGTACATATATGCTTTGCATCCGAAGAACTCTTCATTGTGATCGTGTGCTTCAAACACTTTTCTGTCTTCCAGTTCGACTTCAAAGATCGTTCCTGTTTCATGTCCGCGGATCGCAACAAATCGCGCTGCTTCAAGTGGCTGTTTGCAGATATACACACCGCCGTCCATTCCTTTTCGGATCACTCCGTCCTGCATGATCTTTTCTGCGTTTTCATGTGTTGTTGCGTGAAAATATCTTGATCGGCTTCCTTTTTCCCATAAGTCGTATTTTTCCATGATCTTCATATACTGCAAATCAATCTTTGACTGATCCTGCGCGCACTCGATCAGGTGCTTTCTTTCCGCTTCGTCTGTAACCTTTGCAAGTTCTTCTTCTGTGAATAAATTCTGCTTTTCCATACTGCTGCACCGCCCTTCTTAATATCTGCTTGATGCATACCAGAACACACTTCGCATCGTACTTTTCAGGTCAAGTGTGTCTTCCAGTTTATATGTGATGTCGTTGTCCCATTCGTCATATACGCTGAATACTTCTTCAGCTTCGTCATATTCAATCCTGAAGCCTTCCTGTTTTTCGTCTTCCAGATATTCCCACCACAGCAACAAGCTATGCTGTTTTATCTCTCTTGCTTCCCACTGCCAGTTCTTGTCTTCCTTGCTGATCTCGCTGGCTACTTCTTCAATAAACTGAATGTTGTCTGTCTTTGTAAAATCAATCTTTCCTTTTGTGTTCATGTTGTACTTTCCTTTCATTTACTCCCCGACATTTCTGTCGGGGACATCCTATGCCCTTTTAGGCTGTTTTCACTGGTCTGTTTTCTCCTGCCGCCCACATCATCATCCCTTTGATGACCATTCTGTCGCTGTCAGACATCTGCTTCAGCAGCTTAATAAATTCGCTGACATCTTCGGTCTGGCTGTTCAGGTTCTTTTTTTCGTTTGTAACTGCTGCCATGTTGTTTCCTCCCTT